GTGCAAAGAAGGGCAATCGTAAAGTCCCAAGGTACGTGGCCAAACAAGCACGTCTATGGCTTGATATAGTCCATGGAAAGAACAAAGATGCTTACGTAGACGAAGAGGCTTATGAAAAAATCAATAATATACTTAAGCTTATGGTCCATCCTGATCTTCTCTGCCCTATGGATGAAGGGATAGAACCCTATGCCTGGCTCCTTATAGTGGCGACTCTATGTACAAAATTAAAGAATGACGAAGGCAAGAACATAAGGTACTACATTACGGCAATCCTTGAGATATGCCGTAAGAATTTCAAGACATTCAATGCAGCTGTAATGTTCATAATACTCATGTTAACAGAACCTCAATTTTCGAGGTTCTTTTCTGTTGCTCCAGATTTAAAACTGTCGAAAGAATTGCAGCTGGCGTTGAGAAAAATAATCAAGGTTAGTCCTGCCTTGGCGGATGATAGTGTGTTCAAAAACCTAAGAAGTGAAATAAGGTGCTTGATAACAGACAGTGAATATACACCTCTTGCATATAGTGAAGACAAGATGGATGGTAAGCTGGCCAATGCTTTCCTGGCTGATGAGGCTGGGGCAATGGACTCCTACCCCATAGAAGCCATGAGATCATCTCAGATTACCTTGTTTAACAAGTTAGGGATAATCATAAGCACCCAGTACCCAAACGATAACAACGGGATGATTGATGAGATTGATAAGGCCAAGAAGGTCCTGGACGGGCTTCGGGATAACAAGAGGGTCTTTGCTCTTCTGTATGAACCAGATGAAGAGTTTCTGACAGATGATCAATGGATGCATGAGGACCTAATAATTTACCAGAGTAACCCTGTTGCAGTTACCAATGATTATATCTTTGAAGCAATCAAGGATTTGAGGATAGATGCAATCGAGTATGAGAACAAGCGGGAGAATTACCTTTGCAAGCACAACAATATAAAGTACAAGAGCCTTGGCGTTGAAGGATATATCGAGATCACCAAGGTCAGAGAATGCAAGATAAAGAATAATCCATCATTTTGGAAAGGTAAACGGGTTTATCTAGGTCTGGATTTGTCTCAGACAGAGGACAATACGGCGGTATCCATGGTGACAGAGCATGATGGAAAGATTTATGCAAAAGTATGGGGGTTCATTCCAGAAGACAAGATTGAAATTAAGTCTAAGAAAGAAGATGTGGACTACAGAAGATTGATAAAGCAGAAGGTTTGCTTCAGCTGTGGCCAAGAAGTTATTGACTATAGATTTGTTGAAGGGTTCATCCTCTCTCTGGAGGAAGAGATGGGCGTTGAGATACAGCAGATAGGTTATGACCGGTATAATGCCATCAGTACAGTGCAGAAGTTGGAGGCAGCTGGATATGAGTGTGTGGAAATCAAGCAGCATTCAAGCGTCCTACATATGCCAACAAAACTACTGAAAGAAACAGTCCTGAACAAGACATTTGTATACGAAGAAAACCTTATGCTTGAAATTAACTTCCAAAACTCACGTTGTACTGAAGATACAAACCTCAATAAGTACGTTAACAAGAAAAAATCTGCAGGAAAAGTGGACATGGTAGTGGGTCTGATTAACTCAATCTACTTATTAGAGCAGGACATGCTATATGGAAATGATGATTTTGCAGTGCAGGTAGTCTAGAAAGGGGGTGAGATATTGAAATTAAAATGGCCATGGCATTACGAATACATCGAAGAAGAGAGGGCCGGAGAGGAGGTGGTGGACCCGGTAGTGGAACCGGAGGTGTCAGCTGAATTGTTAATGGCTTTGCTGGGTTCAAGCTCTGTATCAAGGGATGCTGCACTAAACATCCCTGCAGTTCAGAGTTGCATTAACTTTGTGGCTGATACGGTATCAATGATACCCATAAAGTTGTACAAGGATACGGGAGAACAAGCTATACAGGTAGAGGATGATTACAGAGTAAGGTTACTTAATGATGATCCTGGAGACACATTGGACGCTTCGCAGTTTTGGCGTGCAATTATTAGAGATTATTATCTCGGAAAAGGCGGATACGCCTACATCAACAGATACCTTAACACGGTGGTAAGCCTTCACTATGTATCAGAAGAGCACATAAGCATAGTCAAGAATGCAGATCCAATCTTCAAAAACTACAGAATAAATGTGCAGGGGAAACCCTACTGGCCTCATGAGTTTGTAAAGATTCTGAGAAACTCCAAGGACGGAGCACAAGGGAAAAGCATTATCGAAGAAAACAACCTGATTTTGAGTGTAATCTACAATGCTCTCATATACGAAGAGACCATGGTGAAGAAAGGAGGCAATAAGAAGGGGTTTCTAAGGTCTGAAAACAAGCTCTCTGACGAATCGATCCAGGCACTAAAGGAAGCCTGGAGGAACCTCTATAGCAACAACACGGACAATGTTGTGGTGCTAAACAAAGGGTTGGAGTTTAAGGAGGCGTCAAATACCTCAGTGGAAATGCAGCTGAATGAAAACAAGACAACGAACTCCGCTGAAATTTGCAAAATATTCAATATCGCTGAAAATATCATCAAAGGATCCGGATCAAGGATAGAGTTTACCAACTCATTCAAAATGGCAGTGCTCCCAGTATTATCTGCCATTGAGAGCGCCTTGAACAGAGATATTCTCCTTGAAAGTGAGAAAGGAGAATATTATTGGGCATATGACACCAAGGAAATGCTTAAAGGAGACATCAAGGAGAGATTCGAGGCTTACAAGACAGCAATCGAAGCCAACTTTATGCGTATTGATGAGGTTAGATACCGTGAAGACCTCCCAAGTCTAGGTATAGATTGGATTAAACTAGGTCTGGACAGTGTTTTGTACGACGCAAAGAACAAAACAATTTACACACCGAACACCAACCAGCTGTCAAAAATTAATGAAGAAGAAGGCGGTGAGGATTAGCCTTGAAAGTTTATGCAGTGGACTTCGACGGGACTTTATGTACGAATGCCTATCCTAAAATTGGGCAGCCTAAGTACAAAATTATTGATTACATCAAGGAGATACAAAGACAGGGTAATAAAACAATCCTTTGGACATGCAGATCTGGCAAACAACTAGAGGAGGCAGTCGTTTGGTGTGAAGAAAAAGGGTTAGAATTTGATGCAGTAAACGAAAATCTACCTGAATTAATTGAAAAGTATGGGAATGATTCTCGGAAAATAAGCGCCAATCAATATATTGATGATAAGTCGGTAAACGTTGAAGAAATTGAAAAAATGAAGGAGGTGAGGGGTTTGAAGGCGGAGATTAGGGCAGATGGGCTGCATATATCAGGGTATGTGAATGTTCCTGGGAGAGAGTCGCGTCCGGTAATTACTCCACGGGGAAGAGTGGTGGAAATAATCGAACAAAGGGCTTTTGAAAAGGCACTTGCAAAGGCTGAGAACATTGATTTGCTGGTGGACCATGAAAGAAGAGTGGCCTCTACAAATGAGGGCACCCTTGAACTCAAGGAAGATGCCGTTGGCTTGAGGGCTCACACTGTAATCACAGACGAACTGGTGATTGATGCGGCCAAGAAGGGAAAGCTAAGAGGCTGGAGCTTCAACATGTTCAAGGTGAAGGACGAGATTGAAGAGAGGGCCGATAAGTTGCCCTTAAGGAGAGTAAAGGAGTTTCTGATGTCAGAAATAACCCTGGCGATAAATAAACTTCCGGTATACTCTTCAACATCCATAGAAATCAGGGCAGAAGAGGAAGAGGAAATGGAGCAAAGGGCTGTAATAGAAGAAATTCAGGTTATAGACAGGAGAGAAAAGGAAAAGAAAGTGGACTATTCAGAACTTGAGAATAGAGTACCGAAACTAATGGAGGAGGAATAAGAACATGAAAAAGTTGATCGAGAAAAGAAATGCAAAGGTAGAGGAGATGCAGGGACTTTTAAAAGCAGCAAAATCAGAGGAAAGAGCTTTATCCGAGGAAGAGAATACTAAGTTCAAAGACCTTGAGAAGGAGATTTCTCAACTGGATGCTACCATAGCAGCTGAGGCAAGAGCTAAAGGTCTTGAGATATTGAAAAACGATGAGCCTAAGGACGAAAAAGCAGAAAAAAGAGCAGAAGCAGAGGAAAGAGCCTTTGAAAACTACATCAGAGGTATTGTTGAAGAAAGGGCAGATGTAAATCTGACCACAGGGGATAATGGAGCAATGATTCCATCATCCATTGCTAACAAAATCATTAGGAAGGTATATGACATTTCTCCTATCTACCAGATGGCTACAAGGTATAACATAGGTGGAACCTTGAATATCCCATACTATGATGAGAGCACCCAGAAGATAACCATGGCGTATGCTACTGAGTTTACTGACCTTGAATCAACTTCAGGAAAGTACACAAGCATAGCATTGACTGGATTCTTGGCAGGGGCGCTTACAAAAGTATCTAAATCCCTTATCAATAACTCAAACTTCCCATTGGTGGATCATGTAGTCAGACATATGGCTGAGGCAATACACAAGTGGCTGGAAGGGGAACTGTTGAATGGTACTGCCGCTAAGATAACCGGTCTTTCAACAGTTACTCAGAAGGTTACTGCAGCGGCTCAAACAGCAATAACAGCTGATGAGCTTATTGACACTCAGGAACTTGTGCCAGATGCATATCAGGGCGGGGCTATTTGGATAATGAATAGAAGCACAAGAAAGGCAATCAGAAAGCTGAAGGATGGGGACGGAACCTATTTGCTGCAGAAGGACTTCCAGGCAAAATGGGGATATACTCTGCTTGGGAAGGATGTATACACATCCGACAACATGTCAGAAATGGCTGCAGGAAAAGCCGCAATATACTATGGAGACATGAGTGGATTGGCTGTAAAACTATCAGAGGACATTAACATTGAAGTTCTGAGAGAAAAATTTGCAACTCAACATGCAATAGGAGTAGTAGGATGGGTTGAGGTTGATGCAAAGATAGAGGATGTCCAGAAGATAGCCAAGTTGGAAATGGCAGCACTGTAGAAAGGGGTTAACCAATGAAAATTAAAGCCTTAACTAGCTTTGCTGGGTCCCTGACCATGGGTAAAGGGCAAGTTCTGGAGTGCGACGATGAAGTCGTACTCCAGGACCTTTTAAAAGCTGGATACATTGAAAGAGTAGACGAACCAAAGGAACCAGAAGAACCACAAGAGACACAAGAACCAGCAGAAGAACCACAAGAGACACAAGAACCACCAGTTAAGAAATCTGGCAGAAAGAAAAAGTAGAAGGGGCTGAGACCCATGAAAGCAAGTGAAATAACCAACAGAGAAGTAGCTAACTACCTACGGTTGGAATATGATTTCTTGGAACCTGCTGAGCTTGCAGAACTGGATCACATGGTGGTTGCTTCAAAGAGATTTATTGAAAACTACACAGGGCGGACAGAGCTTGAATTGGACAATTATGAGGAAATTACTCATGTGGTGTTCGTATTATGTCAGGATATGTACGACAACAGGAGTTATTATGTTGATAAAAACAACATAAATAACATGGTCTCAAGTATCTTGGGGATGCACTCCAAGAACCTGCTGTAGGTGATGATATGGTGAATCCGGGGAAATTGAACAACAGGATTGCGATATGGGGCAGGGTCAAAGGGGCAAATGCCGTTAAACAGACCACATACAGCGATGCACAGCTACGAGAAGTATGGGCTG